AGTTGTTTGTGTTACATTATTAAAATTAGTTTTATTTTCGTTAATATCTTCGGCGACTTTTTTACACAACTCTATGAATCCCTGATCATCATCTCCCAACATTGGGATATTCATATTTTGATGTAAATTACTATCGTTTTTAATCGTCTCCACCGCCACATCCTCCTCTACATCCTCCGCCTCTTTATATGGACTGTCAACTTTGGCGTGTGATGAAGTCTTTCTCTTTTCTGCCTCTTCGCCGCTAAAAACTTGGATAGCACCATATGGTCCTTCGTCCTCTTCGGGCCCCCCCGCCCTTTGAAAGACGCTCTTCCTCCATTTGTCAAAATCTGGTTTTGTTTTCGCGATATTTTCCAATTCTTTATGTTTATTTGGTGCATCAGAAGGGTTTGTCCCGTCTCCGTCTTGATGAATTTCTCCAATATCATACTTCAATAAGGTTAAATCCGTATTGTTTTCTGATAATATATTATCATTATGAATCTCTTTTCGTTTTATAAATTTGTTATTTACTCCATAATTTTGTTGAAGCATTTCTGTATATTTTGCAATGTCTTTTCCGTTCTCTGGAAACTTATAAATATATGGATGTAATGTATTTACATAAGTATCTATTTTTTGTTCTATTTTTAATATATCAAAGGAGTTGCTAGAATTACCACTATCAATATCTATATCATCCGATGGACCACCTGGTAATTTCGACAAAATTGTGTACAAATCCTTTGGAAATGACTTTAACCACATATCTTTTATTTCCTTAAGATTAATTTCGGTTTTAAAAATATTTTTTTCTTCTCTACGAAATAATAAATTCTCTCTATTTTCAGTCATAGTATACAATTATAAAATAAAAAAAATAAAATATTTATATTAATTGTCTAATATTTTAATCATACCAGCTTCATATAATTTATACAAATTATTTTTCTCTATCATTTTAGTACTATGATTACTTATATTTTTCATAAATATAATATTATTATATAAATTTACTGACCAAGTTAAATTATTAAAAGGATTTTTTAATATAAAATAAAGAGGTGATTTATTAATAATTAAAATTCCACCACTTCTGTATTTGCCATCATGTGATATATATTTAATCCATATACCAGTATCTATATCTCCATAATTATCTTCATGAATTTGTACATAGCCTTTTAATTTATCATTAAACAGTTCCACATTATTTGTAATAATATCTTGTTGTGTTATTGATGGTCTAATATATGTATTAGATGTATCTGATATCTTCATTATAATTATATTATTTATTTTTTTATTAACAAACATTGTAAATGTTCGCGATTTTTTTTTAATGTAACATTTGGATAAATATGATTTAATTTTATATATTTTTGTTTCATATTTTCTATTTTATTAATATCAAACTGGTTTTCAGTCCCATACTTTTCAATTAACAATGTATTTTGATGTTTCACCATTTTTGATATCAAATTTAATATTGACGGATTACTGTATGTCAAGTTATTTTCATTCATTTTTTTATATATTAAATTATATGGAACAAATCATAAAAGATGAAATGAGTGATGAAGAATTTCAATTTTATAAACTTCAACTAAAAAATGATGTTAAATCTTATTTAGATATCGATGACCAAATCAAAGCATTAAACAAAGCTGTTTCAGACCGAAGGAAAGAAAAAAAAAAACTATCTGAAACTATATTATCAACAATGAAATCATTTGAAATAGATAATATGAATACTAAAAATGGTAGATTAATATATAATGTTTCAAAACGGGCAAAACCATTAAATAAAAAAAATTTAATTAGTGGATTAGATAAATACTTCAAAAATGTTGATAAATCAAAAGAAGTATCAAAAATAATTTTAGATAACAGAGAAGTAGTCGAAAAAATTCAATTACGAAGAACTATAAATAAAACTGTAAATAATTTTTCTGTGTAATTATTAATGATTTATTTAATTATATTAGGATTTATTATATTATTCTTAATAAATTTTAGTATAAATCTATTTTTATCACTTTCTATTGGAGAAAAGTTTATAGTAGCAAGTATATCTACATTTTTGGTATTGTATTATTTATTCAATAAAAAAGAAGAATTAGATAATATTGAAGATCAACTTATAAAATATGTGATAATATTTTTAATTATAGTATGTATATTAAAGTTAATAGAATATCTTATGGTATATGGATTGAACGGTCATAATAGTCTAATAATTATAATGTCTATAATTCTTTTTGCGATTGTAACAATCAATATTTATTTATTTAATTCATCATTATGATGTAAATGGCAATAATGTAATTCTTTTTTTTTATTTTTTTTACATTGATATCCTTTATTAATACCAGATTTTAATATAGCATTACATTTAGTTTTATCTATATATTTTTTTGTTATTTCTTGTAATTTATTAAAATCATTTCTTAATAAATATTTTTCTATTTCATAAAATTCATAATTAATTCCTTTAACTGGATATGTAGTTTCTAATAATTTTAGAAACCCCCCATCATTTCTACAATATGGACATATTCTAATATTTCTATTATTTTTAGAAATTGAAGATTTATAGGATGACGAAATACAATTATAATGAAAAATATGGCCACATTTTAATTTAATAGATGTATCATCATGAACTTCATAACAGATTGGACATTCCTTATCCATTTTATAATATTCACGTTTATTTTTTATGTTATTTAAAAAAATAGTATTTATTTATACTAAGAATATGAATACAATATTAAAATTTACAGATATAAATATGAATTCAGTATCTATTAAAAAACAAATAAATATTAGTGATGAATATACAAATTATCCAATAAAATATAACAATAATAATCTAGTTATCCAAACACCAATTGTATATCTTCCATTTGGAATCAATAAATATAATAATAAAAGTTACATAGATATATCATTTATAAATGCCTCTAAAAATAGCATGGACCAATTTAAGAATACTATTTTAAATATTAACAAATTTGTTAAAAATAAATTTAACAAAAAAAAACTTAAATTTTTATCAAGTTTCAAATGTACAGAATCTTATCCAGAACGTTTGCGTTTATCATTTTACGATGATATATTAATATTTAGTGAATCAAAAAAATTACTTAGTTTAGATTATATAAAATCTAAAATTTATGTAAAACTATTAATTAGTCCACAATTTATATGGACAAATTTAAGTTCTTATGGAATTGTATGGAATATTCTTCAAATGAAAATATATTCAAAACCAATGTTGGATATATATAGTTTTATTGATGACGATATTGATATTGATATTGATAAATATATTAAAATGATAAAATGTGGTGTGCCAGCCCAAGCTGTCAAAAATAAAATGAAACAAGATAATATTGATCCAATGTTGCTAAATAAATATGTACCAAAAACCGGTCAAGAAGAAATAATTATTAAACCATTTAAAAGATTAGAAATAAAGATACCTAAACAAGAACACTCAAAAAAAACACCAAATATTGGGTTCAAAATGACTATAGACCAACTTAAAAATATTAAATTAAAGAAAACATTATCACATACTAAACCAAAATTTGTAATAACTCTCGATAAAATTAAAAATATAAAATTGAAAAAAACAAAATCTAGACAACCTCCAAAATTTACACATATGAATCCATTTGTAAATCCAGATGTGTTGTTAAAAATGAGAGAGAAAATATATAGTTAATTTTCTTTTACAATATGAAATTTTTCATCATCTTCTATAACCAAAACATGAACCTTTCGTAATACACATTCATCTGTACACCCAACTTCTCCAAATGCTTTAGATGCTCCTATGTCACATCTCCAAATTCGGTTATTATAAGAAGAATTTATTCCTTTATTGTACATAAATTGTGGAGAGTGACCCATAATCATGCCTTTAATTACATTTGAATTATTTCTAAGATTTTTAATATTTAAATTGTTGATTGTTTTGTTAAATGATTGAATACTTTTTTGTTCATCCCATTCATCCATATCACTATATATTCTAGACCAAAATGGAGAATCATTATCATTATCGCTATGATACAATTTATCAATATGGTCCAAACTATCACCTAATAACCAATTTTTAATATGTTTATTTATATCATTTAATGAATATTTAAAAGCACATTCAGGAGATATAGCACCATGAACAAATATCCAACTTCCAATTTGTATAACTGAATAGCGTGTCATAGCTAATCTTTTAGATAATAATCCACCTGGTTTAAATACTTCTAATCTTTCTTTATATCCATATGGATATTTTGAATTACACTCATAGTTTCCATTAAAAAAATTTCCAAATTCATAAAATTCTTTAGGACTTACATATCTAAAATCACCATCAACATTCATCAATTCATGATTACCAAATATACTAAATAAAGCACCACCTTTAGCCTTAGCTTCCTTATGTAAATTTTCAAATAATGTTATTATTTTTAGATCTGAACCCTCATCCTTCACTAAATCCTCATCCTCTTCAGAACATAAATTATTATACAATTTAGCGGGTCTTACTCTATCTATTTGATCCCCAAGTTGAACAACATATGTGTCACCACCAATCCATTTAATATCATTTATATTACGTGTATTATTTGGAATCTTTTGACTAATTACACCAGCTAACTTTAATGATTTTATAGCTACAGACAAATCACCATGTATATCACCAATAGCGACAAGTTTACTAACCTTTGGGTACATACATCTATCAATATCATATATCTGTATAATATCATTAATAGTTTTATGATTTTTCTTTAATGATTTTTTTCTAAAAGATGAAAACGATTTAGACCGTCGTATAGTTTTATCTTCTGTTATAGTTTCTTTATTTACATTATTATTAATATTTTGTTCTGATTTAGTTCTACGCATTTTTTTCAATTCTTTAATTTCTTTTAAAATTATTTTTTTCAATTCATCTTTTTTTATGTATGGTTTATTAAATAATGTCGTATATCCCTTAACTTGAATTTTAATACCTAAATTTACAAGAGATTCTCGTGTCATTAAATCAATTTGTTTCAAACTCATATTAATATTATAAAATATAATTTTTATATTTTATAAACAAACTTTCCATACGCTTTAATTAAATAAATCATAATTATCTTC